AATAATCCCTGACGAATATTTTGTTCCAACGTATGATTTGTCATTAGTTAATCCTGATAGTAAATTTCAGGATCACATCACGAACGGTACCCGTATTATTCATATTGAAGAATTGGGTATAGAAACTTATGATGCTCTAAACGCCAAGGATAACACCACTAGGATGTTACTTTATTATGGCGATTCCAATCCTCAAATTGTTGAGAAGAGCCACGTCGATGATAAGGGTCGTACCCTTAATCGCAATGATTTTGTCACGGCGAATACAAATAGTTTTAATATCAACGTTCAACACATTACTAAATTTCCCGCCGCTGTGTACCGTCGTATACATTGGCAGGAAATAGTGTGTAAGGAAGAGTTCCGTGCAGAAGGAAGCTTAGGCCCTGATCATAACAAGATTGCTGCCGCTGGAGTTTCTTCTCTCGATGTATATATGGTTAGAGAGGTCACCTTTGATACTACTAAGCCTGTTATGGTTTTTGATAAAAGGGGTGAGCCCACCGATATTAAGCGTGGTGAATGGATGAGCACTGATGAGTGGTCTAAATGGTTGACCGATAAGGCTAAAACCTTTCGGGACAAGCAAAAGGGCCGCCGCAAAGCTTATTCAGAGCTTATGGATTCTCGCTGCCCACATAACTCGTGGATTGCTATCTGTGAAACTTGCAAAACAACAGCAGAATTCAAACCAGAGTCGCGGACTCCGGTTCCTCATTTACCTATAGAATTTAGTAGTTATTTATTTTTCTTATATTTTTGTAAATTAATTTTTAGTATTAGCTCATTAGGAGCTTTATCGTTCTTTTTACCACTTACTTGGTTTTCAGCACATTGGCTGAATTGTATAGCTTATTGGCTATTTGCATTTTTTAGTAAGCGATTTTTTCGCGCTCGATACGATGCTTTGTGGCTACGTTTAGTAACTAACGTCACGACATCGTGGGATCACATTTGCGATATGTGGATAGGGAAGATTAGTGTAGAAAAATTAAATGACAGATTGGTTGACGCAGCTAATCAGTCATCTGTTACGATGCAGCGTTTAACCCGTACTGTCGCTTTCGTAGATATGGCAATAGCTATTATTAGTTGTTCAGCTGGTTATTATATCTTGAAATCCGTTATTTCTTGGTTTAAATCTTATTCTGGGACTCCCCAGGGTAATGCGAGCAGTAGGCCCGCAAAGGCTGAACATCAAACCAGTTATGAATCATTTGGTTCAGATCTTGCCAAGATGGGAGTTAATACCCGTCGTATGAAGCCGACTGCTACAAGCGCTAAAAACGTTTGGCAGGAAGCTCACAGCATGCGAGCTGTTATCGAGGAGAGTCATATGCACCCTCCGGAACACTTGCAATCTGTATTGGCAAGACAAACTTATAAGTGTCTTCTTGTAACAGACGCTGAGGAGAGCGATTTTAATGCAATTGCAGTGGCTCCAGAGATTTTATTGACTAATAAGCACAATTTACGACCTAAGGGTCGATTAACTATTAGCTTAAGTATGCTTGCGGAAGATCAACAGAAGCTATGCCGGTCGTACACCGTTGACATTTGTCAAGATCACATTTGTGATTTAGGAGGTGATCGTGCTTTAATTTATGTTCCGTCGTTACAGTGCAAAAGTTTACTAAAGTGGATGGCGAAAGATTACCATAAGGATGGCTGGTTTTTTAGTCAGCGCTCACCTGGTTTTATCTATGATGAGTTACCGAGGGATATTTCCGTTACGTTTGGAACTAACGAGAACTTTTTCGGTACTTTGATGGAACAGGTTTTATATTATGATTACGAAGAGCACAGATCTGGACTCTGCGGAGCACCCATTTGTTTCACTATTGGAGCAGGTACATTTTTGTATGGATTTCATTGTGCAGGAGCACAAGACGATCGCTGTATGGCGGTTGCCTTTACTAGGAAAGACATACAACGTGGTATGGATACACTCAAACCACAGAGGAAATTAGCTCCTCTTTCCCTGAAGGTGAAATTAAATATTTTGACGTTTCAGGATCTCCACCCCTGTTAGGTACACCCGATTCTAAAAGTTTTCTTAATTGGCAATCTGGTTTCGTTGATTATGTAGGCACTGTTAAAAATTTGACCTACACACGTCCGAGGCCTAATATGTATTATTTACCAACCGCAGAATTTGCGGAAAATTTTGGTGTAGACACCAAGAATTCAGATGGTAATTACAAATGGGGCATTCCTGTATTCAAGGAGTTCCCCGATGCCACCGAAGATTTAGGTTACTACTCACCTTACCATAAGTGGGCTAGTAAATCTTTTCAAAGTTCTGATTATTGCGATTATGAAGCTGTGACTTCTGCGATGGAAGAATTTTGGGAGAACATTGAGAATGCAGATGTCGATTGGGATGTCAGACCGATGGATATTGACAGCGTTTGCGCTGGAGATAATCAGGTTCACACAGTCCGCTCGATGAACGCGAAAGCCTCGATGGGTTTTGGCTTTAAGGGAAAGAAATCAGACTATATGTATGAAAACTGCACCGATCAAGCCCCCGATGGCAAGATGCTTAGTGACGATATTCTATCCTCAGTTATGGAGGACATCAAAACTTACGCATCCGGGAAAACCGTTTGCCCTATATCTAAGGCATCCCTCAAGGTTGAAGCGCGAGTGCGCCAGCCTAGTGGGGATGAATTTAAGACCAAACAACCGCGTGTATTTTGCGCCACACCTATTTCTGATGTTGTTATTGGAAGGATGTTTTTACTACCCCTTCTAGATATTATGAAGCAGGACCGTAAGCACTTCGAATGTGCTGTTGGCCTTAATGCTATGTCCCCTCAGTGGGGAACGTTGCGCGATATTTTCGAAGAGAAGGATGTTATTAACAAGACCTTCGGTACAGATATTTCTGGATTCGACACGCGCATGCCATTATTAGTTAAGCACGCGGCTATGACTATATTAATTCGTATGGCAATTAAGTGTGGTTGGTCATCAGAAGAGATAGCCATTATTACAGGTTACCTCACGGATGGATTGTATCCGTACGTGTTGGTGAAAAACGATATATTATTGATGCCTAACATTATTATTAGTGGCCGGGTAGGGACCGCGGAGTTTAACTCTTTATGCCTTTCTATTATTTACAGAATGGTTTGGAATAAACTACGCGTGAAAATTCAACCCGATTTAAAGTTTAATGACAATGTAGCACTAATAACCTATGGTGATGACTCTAAGGCTGGTTCTTTAGCGGACTGGTTTAATCAGAGAAATTTTTGCCTTGGTTGTGCTTATTTTGGCATTCACGCCACCACCGTCTCGAAGTCTGAAGACTTTGAGCAGTTTGTCCCCTTCGATGGTGAAGAGTTCCTACATCGCATTTGGCGATGGGATGAGGAGTATCAAGTTTGGTGCGCTCCGTTGGCTTTTGATTCAATGGTGCGCTCTTTGGTGCTCAATAACACATCTCCTATTGGACCCGACGTCCAATGCTTTGAGGCAGCGCATTCGATTAATTTCGAGCTTGCGCAGCATGGCCGAGAAGTTTTTAACGAGAAGATGCCCAAATTATATGGGATTTTATTAGATGCTGGTATCATTGGCCGAGTCGGTGAACCTACGTTTAAATCGTTTGAGGAGATTATGGAACGGTGCTATCGGTAGTGCTGGGACCCATTTTTGTATATAATTTTGTTTATTAGTGTTTATGTTTTTTAAGTTCTTAACGAAAGAATTGACTATAACACCACTTGTAATTATATTAGTTTTTGTACTTACCGCTATTTTATTGCTATTAGAGTATATTTTTATTTATTTTTTAGATGACGGAGGAAGCTGACTCTGCGCAGGCAACTGAGGACACTCAGAACGTCTCGTTCAGTGATGCAGTTACCTCAAACGTCGTCAATTGGTCATCTGTCTCTGACCCAACATTTAATGTTGCGTCTAGCGATAGTATACCTTTGGGCGATTGGTTTTCTAGGCCTATTCAGATTGGTTTTTATAACTGGTCTAGCACGGGCTTTAATACCACTGTGTTTAATCCATGGGTGGATTACATTACCAACGAATCAGTCAATCGCAAATTGCGAAATTGGGCTTATTTCCGCGGCAATTTACACCTTAAATTCGTCATCAACGGATCACCCTTTTATTACGGGAGGATGATAACGGCCTATGCGCCTTACTCCCCCTACAATGAGGGTCTTGCATCGTTACTTGTTAATAACGTGGGCTCAGGTTCTACCGTTCCAAACGGTACCAACCCCACAATTAATTATTTGTCACAATTACAATGTGAGTATTTAGATCCATCAACATCTCATTCAGTTGAGATGTCTTTACCTTTTATTTCCCCTAAGAATTGGTGCCGTCTTTACCGTGAAGGTACCAATGACGTGAATGCTTATTCACAATTAGCCGATTTTCAAGCTATGGGGACAGTCACCATGCAGCTGATAAATGAGCTTCGCCAGGGTAATACCCCTGAGCCATCAGCTAATTTGTCAGTTGATATAACAGTTTTTGCTTGGATGGAAGACATTAAGTTAGCCGTCCCAACTAATACTGCTATGACTACTGAGCCTCCTGTTTTCAAAGCAGAGGGCAAATCAAAAGGTAAATCCGTATCGATGGGTATGGGAAACAAGAAGGAGCTGAAAGAGGCTACTGAAGGTAAGACAACTATTAGTGGTGTCGCTTCAGCCTTCGCCAGCAGTTTTGGCGCCTTGTCTCAAGTTCCAGTTATTGGCCCTTTCGCCACAGCTGGTTCAGTTGCAGCATCTAGCATATCTAGCATAGCTAAGATATTTGGTTTTTCTAAGCCAATGCAGACAGCTGATACTATGAGGTATTTTCCCGAACCCATGCACAACACCGCATCTACTGTGGGTGCTTTCACCGGCTACAAGTTAGCTGTTGATCCAATGAATGAGGTAACCGTCGACCCAAGAGTCGGTAATTTACCTCCTGAGGATGAATTGACAATTCAAAGCATCGCAAGACGAGAGTCTTTTCTCACGTCAGTAGTGTGGACTGATCAAAACCGACCCGTTACAGGGGAGGCTACGTTATTTCGTTGTGCCGTTGCTCCGTGGTTACATAGTGTTGCTGCCAACACTACTACCGATGATATAATTTATCAACCTACCGCTATGGCATTCGCTTGCACACCCTTCCAAGCTTGGAGAGGTACGCTTAAAGTTAGAATGCAATTGGTAGCGTCACAATATCATCGTGGCCGCATTGCAATTTTTTATGAACCCAATATCAGGACTCAAGAGATCTTGACATCTCCTGGCGAACTAGAGTATAGTACTCGCTTTGTTGAGATATTTGATCTTGAAGAGATAGATGGAGCTTGCGTAGAATTTCCATGGGCTAGCCCACGGCCGTTTTGTACGCAAAACGACATCGTTGATCAGTTCAATGATAATAAAGTACCATATTCACCATCAGGTAATGGCCTTACAGGCACTACCATTATGTTAGGCTTAGACGCCAGCTCGTGTAATGGGTACTTTGAGATTCGCGTAGTGAATGAACTTGCTTCTGCGGTCCCGGATCCACCACCAATTGAAATAAATTTATTTGTATCAATGGAGGACCTCGAGGTCGCATATCCAAAGAACATGAACGTTAGCGAATTAGCTAGAACTCCTGGTATAACACCTACTCGTTCAGCCCCTATTTTTAAACAGGAGGGTGACGTAAAGGTAACAGACGGGTTTTCTCAAGATGATCCTTCTACGGATTGTCATTATTTAATGGACCAATCAAATAACTCGGACTTGTATAAAGTGTTTTTTGGAGAGAATGTTAGATCTTTCCGCACTTTGTTAAAACGTCCACAGGCGATTTTGTATCCAAATGACACCCCCGTTTCTGGGAATTCAGTTGCAGTTCTTAACTCAGCTTTGTACCCACGCGGAGGCATCTTTGGTCGATCACCAATAACAGGAGTATTAGAACCGAATGAAGTCGTATTGTTCGATTATCTTCGCTATGCCTATATAGGTATGCGCGGTTCAATGAGATATTATTTATCACCTGTTTCACAAACCTTGTCTATGAGTACGTTAGATATGGGTATTGGCGCTATGACTACCGATGTCAAGCCAAATTTCAATGCCTTTCAATCGAACTTAGTTGGACCCACTTACGGGGCCAATGCAATTACGTCATCACGGACCAATAGCTGTTTAACAGCCGAGGTTCCGTATTATTCGTCCAATCGGTTTTTCTTTGCCTTTAATGGTGAAGGTTTAACCGGAACACAATGGAACGGATCTGATGTGATTGATGATGATGGAATTTTTAGTGACGACCGATTTCCTCAAGTACGAACTAGGGTTAGCCGTACTGCCGATGGAACAGAAGGTTTCGCTATAGCTATTTCAATGGCTACTGGTGAAGACTTTTCTTTCATTGGTTATCAGGCTCCTCCTCCACGTTACTTGCCTAGGATCAGATAGGATCCGGTGGAGTGGAAGACAACTGAGGTAACTTTTGATTTTTTGGTTGCCGCTAATTACGTTAGTTTAATTCCGGTTTCTGCTATTTCAGAAGCTTTAACCATTGATTGGTGGAATTTATACGTACCTAGCGGTATTACAACAATCTCTAACCTGGTAGATATTTTAAATAATCAGGGCCTCATGAGTAATTTACTCCGTGACAGATTTTATGCCATTAATCCAGGGAATTTTGATAGATACCCTTATTGGCAAAAAATACCTGTCTTTGGTTTAGTCACTAGTCTATTTTACAACCAGGGATATTTCAATTTAGCCCCAGCTCCGACATCGCCACTTAATGTGGAGATGACGATGATGTGGTATCTTGATAACATTACTCCTGAGTTACCTATGACTCTTGATGAATATTGGCAGATAGTTCTTGACGACTTGGCAGCAAACTTAGCTTGGTATTATCGTCTCCGGGCTATGTATAATCCATTTAACCCATAACCGCCGAAGAAGCGGGATATAAATAATATTGTAAAAGAAAAAAGTAAAACACTCGTTCTGCGAGGATAAATAAACAGTAAAAAGTTGGTTACGTTTCTTCCCAGG